TCGCCAAGGCGAAGGAGCTCGGCCTCATCCCGTCGGGCGACAGCGCATCGGCCTGAGGACGCAAGGGGGAGGACAGCCACTCCCCCTTTTCGTTTGGGTGGAGTTCGACGTTGACCGTCAAAGGGAGAATCTGATGCTTCACATCATCGTCACGTGCGGGTGTGGGTTCAAGAGCAAGCAGCTGGAGGAGGGCTCGGCGCACGCAGAGGCGACGGGCCACCAGCTCAGTGTGCAGGGGAAGATCGAGTCGGTCGACGCAGACTTCGTCCGCGGGATGAATCGGGCGAAGGCAACGCTCCTGCAGAGCAGGGTGAACGGTGCCCTGTGGGAGGAGGCCGAACGCGCCGCAGAATACGATCCCGTCATGCGCGGGCACCTCGACGCGATGCGGGGGCGGTCATGATCCGGTCGACGAAGCCGAATGCGATCGTCCTCCTGAGCGGGGGCGTCGACTCCTCAACCCTCCTCTACCAGCTCGCCTACGAGGACTACGACGTGACGGCCCTGTCGGTTGACTATGGGCAGCGCCACGTCCGCGAGCTCGCCGCGGCAGAAGCGGTTGCGCACCGTGCAGGGGTTCCCTTGATGCATACGGCCGTCGGCCGGGCACTGGCTCCGCTCTTCGCCATGGCGAACAGCAGCCAGGTCGGCAGGCAAGTCGCCGTGCCGTTCGGCCACTATGCCGCGGAGACGATGAAGGCGACGATCGTTCCGAATCGGAACATGCTGCTTCTCTCCATCGCCGGGGCGCTGGCCGAAGCGATCGACGCTCGGGTGATCGCGTATGCCGCCCATGCAGGCGACCATCCGATCTATCCGGACTGCCGACCGGAGTTCTACGCCTCGCTGAACGAGGCCTTCGGCCATGCGACGGAAGGCCGCGTGGCCCTGGTCGCGCCCTTCGGCAGGATTACGAAGGCTGATATCGTGGCGCGGGCGCATGTGCTTCGCGTGCCGCTGGCGCTGACCTACAGCTGTTATATGGGCGGCGAGCAGCACTGCGGGAGGTGTGGCACGTGTGTTGAGAGGCGCGAAGCGTTTCAGCTTGCCGGGGTTGATGACCCCACGAGGTACGAAGATGTCGCGAGGTAAGCCGGATCACGTCTTCGACGTTGTCAGGAAGGTGGAGGGCCGCGACGGCGAGAAGCCCTTCTGGAAGCCGATCGGCCGAGCGGCCCTCTGGATTGATCGTGACGCGAAGAAGATCACGGGCCGCCTCGAGCTGAACCTGATCGACGGCTCCTTCCACCTCTTCGAAAGAGACGAGACGAGGCGCTTGGGCGGGGACGAGGTCGTCGCACGCGTCAGGCAGACAATCGCGATGCCCGAGGACGATGACCTCGGCATCTGATGCTCACGTTCAAGGACCTCCGCATCTTCCTGTGGACACTCCTCTTGACGTGGCTCTTGCAGTGGATCCTAACATGACCGTATACATCATCGTCAAGCTGCGCGCCGCGCTGATCGACTACGTCGAGTCGGTCTGGGACGAGTACGACATCGCGATGGCCGAGCAACGTCGCCTGGAGCGGGCCGAGCCCCGCAACGACTACATCGTCCTGAAGAGGACGGTGAACCAACGGAAAGGGGACCGGGATGAACATCAAGGCTGAGCTCGCGATCATCGGGGTGCTGATCATCCTGATCGTCATCGCCCTGGCGGTGATCGGATGACCCTCACATGGTGGGAGTATGAAGACCTCCTCGAGCATCTCCGCTCGCGGGAGGATATCTGGATCCAGAGCGAGGAGAATCCCTTCCTCTGGCTTCGCGTGGACGATGAGGCTGCAAGCTGCCTGGCGTTGAGCTTCTCGCCACCGGCAGACGCCGACTCGCCCTACAGACTGTATCAGCTGGAGGTGATCCCCCTCGAATGGGAAGCGGACTACGTGACGCGCTACGCAACGCGTCTCCTCGAGCATTGGACGTCGTACTCCCAGCGGAGCCGCGTCGCCCAGTTCCTGGTCGAGGAGGTCGGGGTGAAACCCGAGCTCTCGGAGCTGGCCGCCATCGCAATTGAAAGCTTCGACTGGATCAGCAGGCCGGAGGAGCTGCCACCTCCTCCGACGCAAGCTCCGCTGTACGCCGACGTCATCGCTCCGATGATGATCAACGTTCCGGATCCTCTCGACATCGGAACGTGGCAGCTGGCAGGAGGCGGGTACGTCCGCCTACGGTTCGCCGGAGGGATGATGTCCGTCGCGCTCTCGATCCCATCCCACAAGGCCTTCGGCGCTGGCTTTGGTCCCCTCCTCACAGGCTTCGTCAGGCCGTCCGACGGCCGCGTCAACGACAGCATCGCCTTCCTGAAAGGATACAAACGTGCAGCAGATGGAACAGCGGATTATACCCTTGCGGCCGATCGTCCAGAATCAGTCGGCGATCAAGGACTTTCAGAACTGCAAGAGGCTCTGGGCCTGGAAGCGGAGGGAGAATCTGGAGCCGGTGGGCAGGCGGAGCGCTCCGGAGATCGGGACAGCGACCCACAAGGGCCTGGGGATCCTGCACTCGGGCGGGAGCCTTGACGAGGCGCTGGCTGCAGCCCGTGCCAAGCTCACGGAGCGGGCAGGCCCCGCCACCCGCTTCGAGGACAAGGACCTCGACGAGGCCCTGGAAGTCGTCGACCGCCTCCTGCCCGAGTACATCGCCCACTGGACCGCGGCAGGCGACCTGTGGACCCCGCTGAACCAGGAGATTGAGTTTTTCGTCGAGGTCGGAGAAGGGAGCGGCGCCTGGCTGCGCGGCAGAGCCGACAATCTGTCGACCTACAAGGACGGCCTGGTCCTCGTCGACTACAAGACCGCGGGGCGGATGGACCCGCGCGACCTCCTGAAGTATGAGCTCGACATCCAGCTGTCGGCCTACATCTACGGCCTGTCCAAGCAGCTGACGGAAGACAGCCTGAAGCGCGGAGGGCAGCCCGTGCTGATCCGCGGCGCGTTCATCGACGTCCTCGTCAAGACGAAGATCCCCCAGTTCGCGCGGGAGTTCTTCGGGCGGACGGCAGCCGAGCTGGAGGAGTTCGAAGGGGAATTCATCGAGATTGTCTCGGACATCCGCTCGCGTCTCGACCGAGTCGACGCCGGCGAGGATTGGAAGACCGTCTTCTACAAGAACACGGAGCACTGCTTCCGCTTTGGCACATGTCCATTCCGGGACGTTTGTCTGAAGGATACGCCGACGAGGCGCGCTCTCTACAACCACCGCGAGCCTGACTACGTCGACGCCGCTCAGGCGGAGCTGGACGCAGCATGAGCGCCCGCCCCGGGCCTGACGTGCTTGCCGCCCTCACGTATGCGCTGGCCCTGATGCGTGGCCGTCTGGACGTGGAAGCGCCGTTCAACGCCGCGATTATTCAAGGGCATATCTACGCGCTTATCGAGTGGGCCGCTGCCGCTCCGCTTCCTCCCGCCCCCGATCTCCGCGAGGCCCCGCGAGGACTGGTGGAGCAGTGGAGGAAGCGTACCGCGACGTACCAGCTTCGAGCCGATACGCACAGCGATCCATACGGAGATACCGCCCACGAGTGGCGCGTGCGGTCGATGGAAGTGCGAGAGTGCGCCGACGAACTCTCCGCCCTGCTCGATCCACCCGGAGGCCAGAAGTTGTAGGGGTTATCCGTTGGCGCACCTCTACATACGTCAATCAAGCGCCGACAAATTGGAGCTAGAACCCAATGGAACAGCATGTACAGACTCTCGTGAAGCGGGCCAGCGAAGCGGCATCGGCTGACGAGGCGATGAAGTTCGCGCAGGCAGCCTGCAACGCCGCGAACGCCATGTGTGCGCTCGCGAACAGCAAGAAGTAAGACAGGGCGGCTCATGATCCCGCGTGATTGTGGGCCGCCCGATCCACCCGGAGGGACACGATGAAGCTGTTTGGTCAACTCGTGCGAACCGTAGTCAACGTAGCCTTGATTCCTGTGGCTGTTGTCCGAGACGTTGGCGATTTGATGGTCGGCGAGCCTGCCGAACACACTGCCGACGCCATTGACCAACTGAAGGACGAAGCCAGCGAGAAAGACGATGACTAAGCCGGAGGCCTCGATGACGGATCTCGCCCAACAGGTCAAGCGGTACATCGACCACTCGGACTGTCAGATCGCGCCGCCAGAATCGGGAGCGGCCCTCCTCCGCGATCTGTGGGCCGACCACCAGCGGCTGACGGCCGAGATTGAGGCGACGTGGAAAGGCATCGAGCGCGGGTTCGCCATCGAGCCTCGCGCCCTCATCGAGCAGGAGTCGAAGACCAACGGATTCAAGTATGGGCTGGCTCAGGCGATTCACACGATCTGGAAGCGTGAGCCTAAAGTGGAAGCCGCCGAAGCCCGCGTCACCCGCTTAGAGGAGGCGTTGAGGGGATTGGTTGAGGCGCACCACGGATACCACGTAGGACTCGGACCGTGCGTCTGTCCTGCACACGAAGCAGGCAGGGCTGCTCTCGCCCCCACGGAGCCGAGAGGATGAACATCACCCTTCTCCCCGGTCACCTTCTCGTCGTCAAAGACCCTCCGACCACGGAGAGCGCCGGAGGCATAGCCTACCCCGACGTCGAGACGATCTACCCGACGTCGGCCTACGTTCACATCCATGAGAAGGGAGGAGAGATCGCGGAAGACTTGACCCATCGACGAATCATCTTCGCGAAGTTCGCGGAGCGCGACTTTGAATGGAAAGGGACGACATTCAGCGTCGTGGCGGAGGCCGCCGTCCTAGCAGTCTGGAGCAGGCGTATGAACAAAGAGGAACTCAAGGCCGAGATCGGGAAGTTCATCGACGAGAACGTGACGGAGGAGTCGGGCGAGGTCGACCTGGACGAGGCGGGGACGGACATCGCCAACTTCATCGACGAGCTCGACGGGGACGACGACGCGGAGGCAGGCGCCGAATCGTGAGCGGAGCCGGCGCTTACCTCATGTATCACGGCCAGGTCTGGGGGGAGTTTCGACTCGCGTCGACTCCCTTCGGCAAGGTCGTGAAGCTGCAGCTTCGGCGAGACACCGACTTCGTCGATTTGCTCGAGATGACGATCGTCGGCGGGAAGCTGCTCTATGCAACGGCGGGGAACGTCCCCGTCCTGGGAGGGGAGGTCGAACATGCCGACGGCAAAGAGCCTGCCTAAGCTTCAGCGGACGGATCTGCTGAAGGCGAGCTTCGCGACGCTTCTCGGCTACGGACCTGCCCGTGGAGGCAAGACGCGTAGCGTCGAAGAGTGCTACAGGCAGGGGCTCTCGCCTGTGATCATCGCTACGGAGTTGGGGGAGACGCATGGGCTGATGTCCCTGTCGTCGTCGCCGATTCCGTTTATCAAGGTCTCGTCCCACAACGAGACTATGGAGGTGATTGCAGAGCTGGGGAAGAAGCCGGGGAAGATCGAGTATGAGCAGACCGAGTTTGGAATGGTCGTACTCGACTCCCTCACGCAGTGGGGAGAGTGGCCCCTGGAACGCTTCGTGGAGCTGAAGGGCTGGGGGGACCTCTCGACCCCCGCAGCCTCGAAAGATCCGCGAAGTGCCTACGGCTACCTCGCGGAGAAGGGCCGGTCGCTCTACACGCGGCTCTTCCAGTTGCACGGTCACATCTACATCATCGCCCGCGAGGGCCTCTTTGGTGGTGAAGGTGGCGTTCCTCAGTTCGCTGCGCCCGAGCTACCAGGGCAAAAGCTGCCGAGGGAAGTGCCAGGCTGGCCGGACGCAACCTTCCGGCTCCGCGTCGTAAACGGGAAGTATCGGATGATTGTCCAGGGCGAAGGCAACAGCCCTGCCGGTGTCCGCCTGCCTTCCGGCTTCCGCGCTCTTCCTACCCGTTGCACCAACAACATCCCGGCGCTGATCCGCTACATGTCCGGGGATCAGACCGCCTACACCCTCCTCGATCCGAAGACTGCGGAGGGGGAAAGGAGCGGGCAGGATGCAGCGACTGCTCCTGTTCTCACTCCTGCTTAGTGCAGGAGCGCTCTTCCTATTGCACCCACTTCTGCCGCTGATCGCAGTGGTGGCTGCAATCTACATCACCCAAGCAACGTCCGAAGGAGAATGACGACATGGCTCAGATCCCGAATCCCTCCCGCGTCGGAGACATGCCCTCTGGGGAACCCTTCCCGGAAGGGACGTACAACGTTCGCCTCGACAAGGCGGACTTCAAGCTGTCGAAGGACAAGAAGATCCCGATGGCTGAGTGCGCGTTTACCGTCTTCGGCCCCGCGTCGGCCGAAGAGTTCCACGGCAGGAAGGTCTTCGAGAACCTCATGCTCGAGGGCGAGGGCCGCTTCCGGACGCGTCAGCTCCTCGAGGAGACCGGCGAGGACGACGAATTCGTCCTCGAAGACACCGACCAGCTCGTCGGTCGGGAAGTCGGCGCCGTGATCCTCGTGGAACCGGAGCGGACGGACACCGCGTCGGGCAAGAAGTACGGGGCGAAGAACAAGATCCACCGCTTCACGCAGCTCGTCGACTAGCACAACAGGCTTACGGTACATGGGCTGACGCACGACGCGTCGGGCCATGTACCGTAACCGCTTCCGTCAGGAGGGGAAGATGCCAGAAGATGTAGCAGAGTACGGACTGACACGAGCTGCGAAGGTCCCGTTGGGGAAGCATGTCTTGCCAGGCGGGACGACGCGAAGCGAAAAGGCGCCGGGCTACCATATGATCCCGCCGACGGCGCTGCGGCGGGTGGCGAGGCGCTATGATCTCGGAGCGGAGAAGCATGGTGAGGGGAATTGGCTGCAGAGCCTGACGAGCGAGGAGAACGCCCTCGCCTTTTGTAAGGAGGCCTACAACCACCTGGTCGAGCACCAGATGAAGATGCAGGGTGGGCTGGAGCCAGGCGACGACCACCTCGCTGCGATCGGCTGGGCGGTGTTCGCACTGATGGCCGTCGAGGAGAAGTACGGCAAGCCATGGACGGAGCTGACGCGATGAAGCTGACACGAGGAGTGGAGACGAGGCACTTCCGCGGCCGTCTAACCCTTGAGTCGGCGGATGGAGACTCCCACAGTGCGATGTGCAACTTCGCAGACGAATTCAACCTGATCGTGGATGAGCTGGCGTATGGCGCTATGCTCAAGGCACGAGACATCCTCACGGAGAAGCTGAATGAACGTGACAACAAAGCTCGAGGTGTCGATGGGACACCGCCTGCTCGGGTATGATGGAAACTGCGCCTACCTCCACGGCCACAACTACATCGTCGAGGTGACGGTAGGGGGCAAACCCGACGGGATCGGAATCGTCGTCGACTTCAAGGTGCTGCGCAAGGCTCTGAAGGAGATTTTCGAGCCCTTCGATCATGCTATGGTGCTGCACCAGCAGGATCCTGTAGCGGCGATGCTGCCGACGGAGCGACTTGTCCTGCTGACCGTGAACCCGACGGCAGAGAACATCGCCTCGCTCGTCTTCGGGAAGCTGATCGACCGGAACTTCTCGCCGATTCGAGTCGTTGTCAGAGAGACGAGTGACGGCTGGGCCGAAGCGACGGTTGTCGACCGGCAGGTGCGAATTGCCGCAGTTCAGTAGGGGGAGGGGACATGTACACGAATCATGACTTGCCGACGCTGCGGAGCCTTGCCGCGGAGCAAGGCTGCGAGCTGATCATCGCGAAGCCGAACGAGCTGCTCATCGATGATGATAAAGGCACCGCGATGCCCG